AGTGCAAGTTCTACGCATTCGGTCAATATCCCCGATGATGGTATCCGATGTCCTGATGACGTTTACGTTTCGACCTTTACTGCTTGTACAGCAGCGACTGTTTTCTATAGGTAACGCAGATGCGTGCTTATTACAAAGCAGGTGGGGGAGTATCTAAATCCCCTGCGTGGACGCGTAAGGAAGGCAAGAGTGAGTCTGGCGGCCTGAACAAAAAGGGCGTTGCTAGTTATCGTAAGGCTAACCCCGGCAGCAAGTTAAAAACTGCTGTTACTACGAAGCCAAGCAAGCTGAAAAAAGGTTCTAAAGCCGCCAAACGCCGCAAGTCTTTCTGTGCTCGCATGAAAGGTATGAAGAAACGTAATACTAGTGCTAAAACAGCGAATGATCCGAATAGCAGGATCAACAAAAGTTTACGGAAGTGGAACTGCTGATGCCCGCTAAGTCTAAAAAACAACAGCGGTTTATGGCGGCAGTAGCCAACAACCCTAAATTCGCTAAACAAGTTGGTGTCCCAAAAAATGTTGGAGAGAAATTCATGAAGATGAAGAAGTATAAATCTGGTGGTTTTCCTGACCTAACTGGCGACGGTAAGGTTACGCAAGCCGACATTTTGAAGGGTCGTGAAGTAAAAAAACTAAACGTAGGTGGTGTAACTAAAATGAAGAAGCAAGGATATAATGCTCGCCTAGATGATTCTATGGGCGCTAAAAACGGTAAGAAAAAACAATCCATGAAGTCTCGTCGTGATGAGAGTGAAGGCATGGAGAAGTCAATGGGCGGACGTAAGTTTGCTGGTGACAAGGCTATGAAATTCCAACGTGGTGGACGTATGCCCGTAGGTATGGCTAACCCACGCGCTGGTGTTACGGGTGGCCCAAGTGCTTTGACGGAATATATCGACGCAAACGGACTACCTATGCCTGAAGAGAGTAGACCCCGACGTATTAGTGATCCCACTGCTGAACAGCGTCGTCAAGCAGCAGCCCGAAGCCGTAGAGGTTCTACTCGCAGAGGCGGTGGTGGTAGAAAAGCTGGCGGTAAAATCTACAAGTCTGGTGGAAAAGTCCGTGGAGCGGGTTGCGCTACCAAAGGCGTTCGTAAAGCCAAAATGGTAAGTATGAAAGGGGCATAAGTATGGCACTTTTTGATATGTTTAGAAGCAAAGGCAAGAAAAAGCCGGTAGCTAAACGTAAAGCTAGTCGGCGCAGAGCTTTCCGTAAAGATGAAAAGCCCGAAGAATTACCGTCAGGTATGAAAGTTAAGGACACCGAAACTCGTGTGACGGGTACACGTAGACCTAACGAAAGCCAAGAGATGAAAGCCAAAAAAGCGTCTGTACCAGCTTCAAAAGCTGCCCCTAAGATGCCTAAAACAGGTGTAGATGGTAAAGCTAAAACTGGGCCAGCAGATATGATGCGTAGAAAATCTGCTACGGATACCGGCATGGTAGCAGAGAAGAACCCTAAATCTATTGCTGAAGCTAGGGAAAAAGGTTCTGATACTTTTATTGGTAAAGATGGTAGAAAGAAAGCCGCCGTCACTAAAGAGGAGTTAGAGGCTTCTGGGCTGTCTTTACGGGATTACCTCAATAAGCAAAAAGGTAAGACACGTAAAAAACCTGCTATGAAGAAAGGCGGCAATGTGGCTAAGTATGCTTTTGGTGGAAAAGTTCGTGGAGCTGGTATAGCAAAGAAGGGCGTGAAGCCTTGCAAAATGAGGTAGCTAATGCGTTGCTACTATAAAAAAGGCGGTTCGGTTAAAGACGCGTGCTATAACAAAGTTAAGTCACGCTACAAAGTCTTTCCGTCCGCCTATGCTTCAGGTGCTATTGCGAAGTGTCGTAAAAAAGGCGCTAAGAACTGGGGTAACAAAAGTGGCCGTTAGAAAGACCGCAAAGGGCGCAGCCCTAAAACGTTGGTTCAAGGAAGACTGGAAGGACGTTCGTACAGGTAAAGCCTGTGGACGAACTAAGGGTGAAAAGCGTGGTACGCCGTACTGTAGACCTACAAAGCGGGTATCTGCCAAGACACCAAAAACGTCTTCTGAAATGACTAAAGCGGAGAAGACTAAACGGGTAGCCCAGAAGAAGAAACTGGGTCAACCAGCGGGTAAACCGAAGCGTGTAGCGCCGTTACGTAGGAAGAAACGAAGTGGCTAAAGGTGTAAAACATTACTTCAAGGATGGTGCAGAACATAAAGGTGGGATGCACAAACACCCTGATGGTACGTTGATGACAGGCAAAGCTATGTCTAATACATCAAAGAAGTTGTATCACTACGGACAGTTATCCAAAAAAGCTAAAGAGAAAGCTAAAAACGGCTGGAAAAAATAATGGCTACATCAGGCACAACAGCATTCAATATGCCGTTCACAGACATCGCTGAAGAGGCGTGGGAACGCGCTGGGCGTGAGTTACGGTCTGGGTATGATCTCCAGACTGCACGTCGTTCTATGAATCTGATGACGATTGAGTGGCAGAACCGTGGCATTAATATGTGGACTATCGAGCAAGGGTCATTGGATCTTGTGCAAGGACAGTCTACGTACGCTTTACCGGACGACACGATTGACTTACTAGAACACTCTATTCGGACGGGTGCGAACAACCAAACTACCCAATCTGACCTAACACTGAGTCGGATTAGTATCAGTACGTATTCGTCAATACCAAACAAAATAACACAGGCTCGTCCTATACAAGTCGTCGTGCACAGGGACAGCGGGCAAACTTACCCGACAGGTCTTACGTTAGCTGCTACTGCATCCAGCACAGATACGACAATCACGTTAAGTGGGGTGGCTGGTCTACCACCTGCGGGATTTATCAAGTTAGAAAACGAGATTATTAACTACAGTTACATTACCGGTAACGTGTTACAGAACTGCTTCAGAGGTCAGCAGGGCACTACAGCAGCGACACATACTGTGGGTGGTACCGCTATACCAGCGTACTGGGAACAAGTCCCCTCGGTAACTGTATGGCCCGTCCCGGACAATGTTGAAACCTACCAGATTATTTACTGGCGTATGCGACGTGTGCAAGACGCAGGCAACGGTATTGAAACGGCTGACATGAATTTTAGGTTTTTCCCGTGCTTAGTAGCGGGTCTGGCCTACCATATTGCTATGAAAGTCCCCGAGTTTATGGACAGGGTACCTATGCTCAAAGCAGCATACGAAGAACAGTTTGAACTTGCGGCAGGAGAAGACAGGGAAAAAGCCCCAATTAGGTTTGTGCCTCGCGCAGGTAGGATCTAACAATGGGCACGAGGTTTGCTTCTGACAAGAAAGCCATCGCCATGTGCGATGTGTGTGGATTCCAGTACAAACTGAAAGAGTTGAAGAGTCTGGTTGTTAAGGATAGGGAAACACAGATAAAAGCATGTCCTGAGTGTTGGAATCCGAGTCAACCACAGCTTAAACTAGGTGAGTTTCCGGTCAGTGATCCACAGGCAATACGGAACCCTAGACCTGATAGGAGTTTAGGTGTGTCAGGGAATTATAGTAGTAGAGATATACAGTGGGGTTGGAACCCTGTAGGTGGCGGGAATGACCCGTTTGGCCTAACCCCTAACAACTTACTGGCTACTGGGTCAGTAGGTACAGTTACAGTAACGACTACATAGGAGTAGTACGATGTATAACCCTAAAAACGTTTTTGGCATGGATGAAGTAAAAGTACATAAAGACAAAGGTGTTAAGTCTTATGGCCCCAAGCCAAGCATGAAAGGCGTTAAAACGTCCGGTGTTAAGATGCGCGGTGCTGGCGCTGCGACTAAAGGTTTTATGTGTCGAGGGCCGATGGCTTAAACCATGAATTACACGCAGCTTAAAGCAGATATTCAGGACATTTGTGAAACAAGTTTTACAGATGACCAGCTCGCTTTGTTCACTGAACAGTCAGAACAGAAGATATACAACACTGTACAGATTCCTGCGTTACGTAAAAACGTTACTGGTTCGTTGACCACAGACAACAAATACCTAGATACACCGTCTGATTTCCTATGGTCGTATTCGTTAGCCGTGATTGACGGCAGTGGTAACTACTCGTACCTCATTAACAAAGACGTTAACTTTATACGTGAGGCGTACCCTAACGCTACTTCTACTGGACTGCCTGTACACTACGCATACTTCAATGACGATGCGTTTATTGTTGGGCCGACACCTGATAGTGGGTACTCAGTAGAGCTACACTACGGGTATTATCCTGAGTCTATCGTGACCGCAGGTACTACGTGGCTAGGTAACGAGTTTGACAGTGCATTATTGAATGGTGCGTTGGTTGAAGCGATACGGTTTATGAAAGGTGAACCTGATCTTGTGGCTCTGTACGAGCGGTTATTTGTACAGACTCTTGGCCTACTCAAGAATCTTGGGGATGGCAAACTGCGCGAAGACGCATTCCGTTCAGGACAATTACGGGTTCCAGTAACTTAAGGAGTTTAACATGGCAATTACACAGGCAATGTGTACTTCGTTCAAGCAAGCATTACTTGACGGAGAAATGGATTTTAGTAGTGACACAGCGCAGTCTTATAAGATCGCGTTATATACGTCTAGCGCGTCTTTGGATGCCGCTACCACTGCGTACACTACAAGCAATGAAGTATCGGGTACGGGATATACTGCGGGTGGTAACACCTTGACGATCTCTACAAACCCAACGACTTCAGGCACTACGGCGTTTCTTAGCTTCGATACAACTACGTGGAGTACAGCAACAATTACAGCGCGTGGAGCTTTGATTTATCAAGATGGTGGATCTACTCCAGCAGTTGCTGTACTTGATTTTGGTGGTGATAAGACATCTACAGCGGGTGATTTCCAGATTACATTCCCCACTGCTGATGCAACTAACGCGATTATCAGGATAGCTTAGGCTCTAAAGGATGCCATCTTCTACGACA